CATCAATCTTTTGTTGTGTTTGTTGTAATTGCTGTTGCAGCTGCGGATTCTGTTGCATCATTTGTGGATTTTGCTGTACTTGCATTTGTATTTGCTGCATTTGTTGTAATTCTTCTCTAAATTCTAATTGCACTTGTTCTTGTGCCATTAAAGAAATGTGTTCTAAACAATTCTTTTCAATCGATGCCATCACCATAGGATTATTTCTAACCATATTCGTTGCTATAAAATTTAAGTGAGCTGTTATATGAGCTTGGTGATCTTGATTAGGAAATGCTCTAAAAGGTTGTGCTGCTAAAGCATCAATATGTTCTAGTGCTGGATCTTTTGGAACCATTTTAGGTTTGGCTTTTAAAATTAAATCAATATCTTTAACGCCTAACGCTTCATACATATTTCTATACACTTCGTATTGATTATGCATTTTTGGATTAGAGGCTGCCAATTGCAATTCCGTTTGCGCAAGGGAGATACGCTGTGTCTGTGAAAAGATATTAGGGTCAGCAACTGGCAGAATATCTACGCGGTCGTCAAAGTCCATTTTCATAATTTGTCTTTGTCCTCCAACAACATCGTATGGATATACGGGTGGTAGATAAAGTTTGAAAACTCTTGCTAATAAATTAAATTCTCGTTTCATCGATGCATATAATCTTTTATGTATCGCTGACATTGTTCTTGAACCTCTTTCTAAAAGCGCAACGGTCGTGCCCACTGCCGCTTGTTGATTACCCTCACCTACTTGCAGGTCCGCAATAGATGCGAATCGTTGTCCTGCAGATACCACGACGCCCATAAGTTGTAATAAGGTTTGAGAAGGTTCTTTAAATGGAAGTGTCATAAAGGCATCTCTTAGATTACCTCCGGGTGCATCCACGTCTCTAAATTCTCCTGGTTGTATTGATTGAGCTTCATCTCTCATTTTAATACCACGCATTTTAAATCCTGCGGGTAAGTTGGATAAAGTTCCGGCATCTAATAGTTGACGTAAAGCCGCTGTTGCAGTTCGACTCAATCCACCAATCATATGAATTAAACCAAAACCATAAAAACCTAGTCCTGGTAAAAACTTAAAGTGAACAAAATATTCTATTTTATCTTTTTTAGGATCATTCATTTCGTAATTTCTACGAATGGATAATATTTTTCTTGTCCCTTCTTCTAAGGTTACAATGTAAGGTAATTTAATACCCGTCGGTTGACCATCTTGTCCCTGGTCTTCAAAACCTTCTAAATCTAAATTCACATGACATTCAAAAATCGTAAACATACGATCTTCTCTTCCACGTGTTGCTCCTTCAAGTTCTCTTTCTTTTTTCTGAGCTTCTGTTTCTTGCATGTAAGAAGGATTCAATTCTAAATCTCTATAAAAACCACCGACTTGTTGTTTTCTTAAATCATTTTCTGTCATACGAATAACATGAATGATTGATTCGCAATCATCCAGTGATGTTGCTGTATAAGGCACTACTAAATCATCAGCAGGAACAAATTTAGATACCGCTCTTTGCATAATGTCATCATAATAAACTTTTTTAAATGATGAACCTGCAAGAGGTAAATAAAATAACATTTGATCAAATTCTGCTTCGTATTCTTTCATTTGATCCATCACCTGCCAGTTCATATAATCTTTGACACGTTGTGACTGTTGTTCTTTTTGTGGGGTGGGCATTCCAATAATTTGTGTTCTTACAGGACCGCCTGAAGGTAATAATTCTTTATAAGCTAAAGATTGAAATTGTGTTACCGCTTCTGCAAGCACGGGGTGTGTTGCACCAGATGAACCTTTAAAAGGTTCACTTCTATCTTCATACTTAAATCCTAATAAATCTAAGCCTGAAGTATAAGATCGTTCCCAATCTTTTCTTGATGTTTTGTAATCGGTATAATTGTTGTAAAGTTCGCTTCCTAATGGATCTAAAATATCATCAGGTAATAATTCTGCTAAATTGGTAAAGTGACCTTGATCTGGACCGACTTGTAAGTCTTCAGGACCAAAATTAATATCAACACTACCATCTGGATTCGTTTGTAAATCAGCTGGAGCTTTCATTTGCTCAGCCATCTGCTGTTGCTGTTCTAAAGCAACTTTAGAAGCACTAGGTAGATTTACGTTTTGAGAAACGTTGGGTAGTACTTTGTCTATTTCTGCCATTTAAATTCTCCGCTGTTAGGGTTTTAACCTTTTTATATATATTATTCAAGCCTTTTGAATGTGGCCCTTTTTGAGGGGGTGTTGACGTTATTTTACTGAAACTGGATCGAGTTAATGCCATTAGTCTATATCATCGATGTCTGGAAGGTAGTTGTCATAATCGACACGGCCGCCTGCATTAAATCCTACCATTGCTTCAGTTGGATCTAATTTATCTCTGGCGTACCAGCGACTTTCTTTTCTAGCTAATTTGTCTTTTTCAAGTTGTACGTTTGCTGCTTCAACGTCACCGCCCGCTCGAGTAAAAGCTTCATAATCAAAAACACCATTTACCACAAAAGGTTTCATTGCGTCTCTCAAATCTTGGTCTGCTGCTTCTTTAACTCGGTGTTGTGCTAAATTAGATCGACTCTGATCCATTCCTATTCTCGCTCCTGGAAAAGTTCGCTCTGCTAATTTTTGTGCTCGTTCTACTGTTTCTAAAGTTTTCATTTGTGCTGCTCCAAGAGATCCTTTGGGCAACGCAGCAATTAATTCCTCTTGTGCGCTTTGTCCAAAAGCTCCCCAAGAAATATCATTCATAACTCGACTCCAGCTTTCACCTTTTGATAACATTGGAAGTGCAATTACCGGAGCAAAAGCAACTTCTCCCAAAAGTCCCCATAATGTAAATTTGGAAATGCCGCGAGCAGAATTAACTGCTTTACTCACCTGGTTAAATTTTGCTGCTGCTTTAGCATCACCTGCTAACGCTAATTTTTTCTGTTCATTAATAGATTTAATATAAGCTTTTGGATTATTACATTTCGCTGGTCCACCTAGTTGCCCGTGAAACTCACAATCAAAATTCTTACTTAACATTTTGGCTACTTCTTCACGTTCTTTAACGCTTCCCAAAAGTTTTTCGCCACCTTTAACTAAAGGTCTGCCATAAGGATCTAATCGTTTAGTTTTTAAAACTTTTTCAAGATCAATGCCTAATTTTTGAGTGCCTTCAGTCAATAATCCTTTTGCTGTACTTCCTCTAATTTTACCATCGCCATAATAAGATAATCCTCTGTTAGCAAACCAGTTATCAATGTTTTTAAGTTTGGCTAAAGTTTCAGGGTCTTTTTTTCCAATATTTTGTTTCATCCAATTCTCAACATTTGTCTTAGTAGGAGAATTAATACTTTTCGGAAGTATCTGAAAATTTCTTGGATATTCAACTTTAAGTCCACTTACAACTTTCTTTGTGTAAGGATCTTGTTTAACACTATGCATAGACCGAATATGGTCTTCTTCAAACCTAACTCTTGTTCTAATTTCTTGATCGGTTAAATCGCTTAAATCTCTTTTAAAAAAGTTTCCATTAGCATTATCAAATTCTGTCATCACCATATCTTTGAGTTTAGGATTGGAAGCTACATACATTCTTAATTGAACATCGTTCATCATATCAAGTTGATGATTTAAAGCATTTACCACCGTTTTCCGATTTCCCGTATCAATATCATATTTATGTTTTTTATATTCAGGAGTGGCTTTGGATTGTTTTGATATATCGTGCCTCCAGCTAGATGGATTGGCAAGAGAAGATTCAGTTGTTCCTGCTAACTTCACCATGTTCTTTAATTTTACCGCAACGTCTTCAGTTGGCTTTACAAAAAGATTCTTGCCAAATTTTACTTCACCGGTAAATGGATTTATTTCTTGTCCTTTGAATCTTGCTTTTTTTGCATCGCCTGCGGTTCTTCTCAAACCTGCGGGTTCAATAGAAGCAAATTCAACGCCTGCATCTTTAAGCTGTTCCATGATTTGTTTAGATCTTTGAATGTTTGAATACTTTTTACGCCCTTCTTTTGTTTTCATGGCAATATTAATATCAGGTAACTCTGTTTTAGCCTGGGTCATAGATCTGGACAGAGTTGCTTCACTATAAGGGGTTAGAGTAGCTATTTCCTTTAAATTAAGATAACCTTTTTGAGCTTTGTAAACTTCATCAAATCTTCTATTAAGATTTGCAATAGTCAGTGCTCCTAATTGTCCTTTTTTATCTTTAGCAATTGCAATCTTTTTAAAAATTTCTTCCGGAGTAGATTCTTTGGTAATATTAGCCTGTTCCATTAATTCCTTAACCTTAGGATTAACGTCAATCTGTTCTTTAAAGAATATTTCAAAATCAGGATCTTTAGTTAAATTCTCCCACGTAAATTTTGGAGGAGGACCCGATCGTGATTTAACAAAAGTTTTCTTAAGTTCTTCGGCTTTAGTTTTTATTTCATTATGACTATGAGCTGTGGTGTATAAAGGTTTTTTACCTGTTAATCTTTTCTTTTCACTACTACCTTTTCTAAAATAATATCCTTCAGGCTTATTTCGTCCGTATTGTGAAATACCTTCACCTAATTCATCCCCAGCTTTAATACCTCCATCAGGATCATCAAATCTAGCTTTTCCATAATACATGACACCCGGTTCTACGATCCCGCCGGGTTTCATTCCGACTCTTCCCCCATCTTTATTAACTTGTGGTCCCACCTGAATGCCTTCTTCGCGGATGATATCCTGGATGTTGGGCATTGGACTTAATTCTTCTGGAGGGCCATAAGATTCTTGAGTTCCGAATGGGCGACTAGCCACTTGCCGATGAAAACCTAACTCCAGATCATATTTCCAGGTTCCGTCTTTTTTAGGATTTTTTTCTTTGTATGTTGCTACGACGTCTTTGTAAGTTTGCATTAGACTCCTAAAATATTTGCCAGGCCGCCTTTGGATAGACTCGCTCTGCCACCTTTGGCATACTCAATATCTGGATTATCAACCATTTGAGCTTCTGCTTCAGCTTCTGCTCTTCCTTCAGCCCAGTTATCTTTATCTCGTTGTTTACCTACTCTTTTTTTATCTATATTTTTCTTACCCGTGGCAAATCTTTCAACTTCACCAAAATCAGATCCATGATCGCCGTATTTAAAACCAACGCTTTCTTCAAATTTTACATTCTCTGGATGTCCTCCAGTAAACTCGGCTTCATCAACCCAGAATTCTTCTTTGGTTTTTCCTGGTTTAAGATGCAGGCTTTTTGGGTCTCCTTTAAGACCGGATCCCACTAAATCTTCGTGCACCTTTGTCTTTATTTCTAAGAATGGATCTCTCTTCCTCCCACTTTTAAATGGTTCATCTGGAGGGCCCGTCATGATATCTTCAGCCGCTTTGTATTCTAATCTAGCAGGTTGTCCATATCTTCCAGCAGGCCAACCATGTTTACCTAATCCAATGTCAACAATGACATCGCCAGTATCTAATTGTTGTGTTACTAAAACTTTGGTTCCTGATGTAGGAAGTTCGGTTGCATGCACAATTTCTCTCTCTACGATTCCAAATTGTTTAGTAACATCGTCTCCTTCTTTAATAACTTTAGCCACAAGAGGTTTGAACCACACTGGCATTCCTGGAATATCTTTAATAGGAACGTGCGTAAAAGTTTCTACAGCTTTCACTGCCGGTTTTGCTGCTTTGAAAAACTTCCCTACCACGGGAAGAGCAGCAAGGCCTCCCATTAATTTTAAAAATCCTCTTCGGTCCATACCGCCTTTACCAAATCTAGCTCTTCCACCATCATGTAAATGTAGTTGTCCTGCGATGCCGCCGGAGGCATTTGGTTTTCTGCCTTTTGGATCAAAACTATCTAATTGAATTTTTTGTTCTAGTTCTTTAAAACCTTGGGGATCAGTTTTTTTTATATATCTTGTAAAGTCGCTAGCAACCTCTGGATCAGAAATATCTATCGTTTTAAAAGGATCATCAGGAAAATCTCCAATTCCACGTCCTTCTGTAATTTCATCAAAATGTTTTTGCATTCCTATAGGATCTGCATTTCTTCTTAAATCATCTAGCGCCGTTGATGACATATTACTCATTTCTGATTTAGTTAGATCCATTTCATCCATTATTCTTTTATCCAATGCCTCTAGATAGTCATCACTTTTAACTTTCTTTAATTTTTTAATTTCAGCTTTTTTAACTTTAGTCAGAGAGTCTATATACGCTGTATGGGGATCCACTCCAAAATACTCATCCATACCTACCGTTCTTCCAGTTTTTTGCCACTCCATCATTTTTTTAGTTAAATTATCATGTTGAACAATTCTTTGTTTCTCGTCCAGACCTTTAAACAGTCCTTTTCCTAATCGAATGTCGTTGGAAGCTTTGATAAATAACCTTTCAATAAATTTCTTCAGAACGCCACCTCCAGCCATGCCCACACGCGCGATGCCGCCTTTGGCTTGAAGCATTCTTGGATCAGCCAAGATTTGTTTATTCTGTGCATACGTTGCAGCCATTCTTGGGTCTACTCCTTTGGCTTGTAAAGTTTCAACTTTTTGACCTAAACTTGATAAATATTTATTTCGATTAGCTTGTTGTTCAGCTGTTAAACCACTTCCTCCTGGAGCTGCTGCCATAATACCTTCGATGTTTTGACCTGCTTGTACATTAGCCGTTTTCCATCCTTCAGAAAGTGCATTTGATTTCCAAGCTTCCGCTGGATTTTTTAAATATTTCATTCCTGCTCTTCCCATTTCCTGTGGCAATTGCCATAAAGCAGCTAGATAAGAAGATAATCTTGGATCAGTTCCTGCAAATTTCTTTTGAAAGTCATAACCTGTTTGCATTCCATATTCTGGAATAACCCCTTGACCTGTTACACCTTTCATTGCTTGACTAGTTTGTGCGTGCTCGCCCCACTTTTCTAAAAGACTCTTGTCTTCAGCTACGGGTGTCGAGGCTGTAGTGGCATCTGCAATTCTAGATTCAATACCTGTATCTGCATAATCTTGTCCTGTCGACGCAGCCCTTGATCCTATTGGTGCCGAATATAGTCTTTTAAAAGCGTCAATATCTCCTCCACTAAAAAAAGGATTATCCCCTCCAGAAAGTGTTCCAGTCCAATTTTCATAACTCTCTAATAAATCTTTATAGGTCTGTGGACTATACATTGATTCTACGCTAGGACTCATGGGACCGTGCCAAGCATTATATGCTTTTGTAAAATTAGCTAGTGCTCCATCCTGAAACCTCGCCCTGCCACCATTATGCAAGTGCAGTTCTCCTGCGATGCCGCCGGATGCTAGATCTTCTGGATCAGGTTTAATCGGATCGCCAAACTCATCATATTGAATATCTCTTTGAAAAATATGATCATCGGTTTCTTTTAAAATTCGTTGTGACTCATCGATGGATAAATTTTTATATTTGCCCTTTCGACCAATAATTAAATTAGCTTCTTTCATCGCATCCATCGGTTCCATGGATTTAAGGTTTTTGATAATGCCATCTACGTCTTGTTGAACTCTCGGCGTGAAACCCGTAAACGGATGCACCTTTGCTTTTTTACCTAATAGTTTATCTGTAATTCCTTGAAATTCAGGATGTCCCTGACTAATCACTTTTGGAG